CGCTATTACGGTGACAGGTAAAGAAAGGAGGCAAAATGAGATTCCGTAGACGTTCTTCGTTTCGGGGTCGTCGCGTGTTCCGCGGTCGTCGTCGTCGTGTATCGACGCGTCGTGGCATTCGCATCGGCTACCGTATGTGATGTGTCTTAAACCCTACCGGCATGGTGTGCAAGAGTTCGGTTGTGGTCAATGTATGCCGTGCCGGATCAACCGGCGTCGTCTGTGGACTGCTCGGATGATGCTGGAGTCATTACTTCATTCGCATAATTCGTTCGTCACTCTGACCTATGACAATGATCATCTGCCCCGCGATGGTTCGGTCGTCCCGTCTCACCTTCAATTGTTTCTCAAGCGTTTACGCGCTTCCATCTCCCCTAGAGTTATACGATTTTACGGAGTTGGTGAATATGGTGATAGAACAAAACGCCCTCACTATCACGTTGTCATATTTGGACTGGTATATATCAACGAACTGAGGTCTGCCTGGACCAAGGGAATGGTGCATGTGGGTGAACTTAATAAAGATTCCGCAGGTTACTGCGCTGGCTATATTACAAAGTCATTAACAAAAAAAGATGATCCGCGTCTTGGCGGTCGGCATCCGGAGTTCTGTCGTATGTCGTTAAAGCCTGGGATCGGTGCTGGTGCTATGGAGACTATGGCGAAAATCACAACGTCAAAACATGGTGTGGCTGCGATCACAGATACAGCTGATGTGCCTACCGGCTTTCGATGGGCGCAAAAAATCTGGCCTCTCGGTCGTTATCTTCGTCGTGTTCTGAGGGAGGAATCTGGATTTGATTCTCCTGGTCAACCGTTACGCGCTGCGGTTATATCGGGACTCAAAGCATGGGCTGAATTAAAGCCTCCTGGCGCTCGCGCTGCTCGCGAGTCTAAGCGTATCGCTATGTATTACAAATCACGTTCGATTAACTCCATTTCAAAATCAAAAAGGAAATTTTGACATGAAACGTTTTAAACATTCGTTATCGAACTACAAGCTGTGCACGTTCAAAATGGGCGAGCTGGTCCCTGTGAACTGTATGGAGGTTTTACCTGGGGATACCGTTCAACAAGCGTCATCTGCTCTTATGCGGGTTTCTCCTCTCCTGGCTCCGGTTATGCATCCGGTCTCTGTGCGGATACATCATTGGTTCGTGCCTTATCGTCTCCTGTGGGTAGGATGGGAGGATTTCATTACTGGCGGGCAAGATGGAGAAGGCGGCTCGTCTGGTGCATTTCCTACTATCACGGCTGGTGGCTCTGGTTTCACTCAAGGCGCGTTGCTCGATTACATGGGCGTGCCTCCTGGTGTTGCTTCTCTCGAAGTGTCGGCGTTACCGGTGCGTGCATACAACCTTATCTTCAATCAAAATTATCGTGATGAGGACCTGGTTACTGCTCTCACTGTTCCAACGGCTGCGGGTGCGGACTCAACGTCGCCGATCGTGGTTCAAAACGTCGCCTGGGAAAAAGACTACCTTACTTCTTCTCGTCCCTGGCCTCAACGTGGTCCAGAAATAACACTTCCTCTCGGTGAGCGTGCCACTGTTCGTGGTATTGGCAAAATCAATCAATCGTGGGGTGGTTCATCGGATGTATACGAGACTGATGGTTCGGGAACTACTCACTACAATGCTTCGCAAACTATAGGTGAAGTGGCGGCAAATAATCGTTTCAATATCGAGGAGGACCCCGACAATGCAGGATATCCAAATATCTGGGCTGATCTCTCATCGGCAACTGGTGCCTCTATCAACGACGTTCGGCGTGCATTTGCTCTCCAGCGCTATCAGGAAGCTCGCGCTCGTTACGGCGCCAGGTATACCGAATACTTGCGCTATCTCGGTGTCCGTTCGTCAGATGCACGATTGCAGCGGCCTGAATATCTCGGAGGTGGAAAGCAGACTATTTCATTCTCCGAAGTTCTCCAGACAGGTCCGGACACAAGCGATGAAGGAGTCGCGTCCCTTAAGGGTCACGGTATCTCTGCGATGCGGTCACGACGTTACCGTCGTTTTTTCGAGGAACACGGAGTTGTTCTCTCTCTGATGTCGGTCCGTCCCAGGACTATGTATGTCAATGGGTTACCGCGCATGTGGGATAGGCGCTCAAAAGAGGACTTCTGGCAAAAGGAACTGGAACATATCGGCCAGCAGGAAATTCTTAACCGCGAGGTATATGCGGCTGCTGCTGCTCCTGGTGATACGTTCGGGTGGCAAGATCGCTATGCTGAGTATCGTCACATTCAGTCGTCCATTGCTGGTGATTTTCGGACGACACTTAACTATTGGCATCTCGCCAGGATATTCGGTTCTGAACCGGCTCTTAACTCGGACTTCGTGAAGTGCGTGCCATCTCAGCGGATCAATGCTGAACAAACGGAGGATAACCTGTGGTGCATGGTATCTAATTCAATCCAGGCGCGGCGTATGGTCACAAAACACGCCGGCGCGAAAATGGTTTAACCAGGAGACCAGGAGACAAGATGAAATTCAATCACAAAGGTGAGGAGCTACCTGATAACACTCCGATTGAAGTGCCTTTGGACTTCGTTCGCCCTCTGACTATTCATGAGGAAATAGCGCGTGCGTTGCGCACGCACGACTTCCAGCAGCGGCTCGCTGCGCGTGGAATGGAAACTCCAGAGGAGGCTGAGGACTTCGATGTTGATGACGATAACGACCCCATTACCAGGTATGAGGCTGTGGGTGAAGGTGTCCTTGACGATCTCGACGCGGAAATACGAGGTGCTCAACCACTGAACATCCATACACCCCCCCCACCTCCTGTAGACAAAGCGGTGTCTCCTACGCCTACAGGTGGTAGCGGGGTCTCAACCCCGGCGCAGGACTCTTCAAAACCCGTGTAAACTATCCCGGCACAGTAGCCTACTTGATGGCTACTGTGCTAGGTGACAGAAAGGAACTTAAATGTCTCGACGCTCCAGGCGGCGTAATTCCAACCAAAATAGCTATATTCGAACAGATAGCAGGGGCGAGCCTTTTCTCCGCTCTAATGACCGTGAGTCATTGCCCCCTGCTGATGAATCCTTGATTCAATATTGGACAGGTGGCGGAAGTCATTTTGATGACTTCCACCTGTCCCCTTCGATGGACACGGATCAAAACCGTGTCCGATTCGATCCAGGACGTGCGCCAGGCTTGCCTGTGCGCTCTTCCCAACCGGTGCGGGTGTTCTACCCTTCTACCGGTCGTAAGATCGCGACCAACCGCGATTCTCCGCTCAAACTTCTGCGATTCACCTCTCCGGCGCGTGTCGTCTTATGCGTCAAGCGTGGCATTCGCCGTGAGGTGTTATTCGCTCAAAAAGTAGCAGGCTTCAAAGGTCGTTCCCCCGGACCTTATCGGAGGACTCAAAATTCACAATACGGGTGCTAACTATGGTATGGCCAGCAATCATTGCCGGTGCTGCGGGTCTGCTCGGTTCGTCTATCGCTGCGGATTCTGCGGAAGATCAGGCAACACAAAATGCAAACTTACAGAGGGAGTTCGCGCAATATGGGATCCGGTGGAAAGTGGACGATGCAAAGGCGGCGGGTCTGCATCCCCTGTATGCGCTTGGCGGCTCTGGTGCGGCGTTTGCGCCAAATCCGATCACGATCAATCCAATGGCCCAGGCGCTAGGTGATATGGGTCAAAACGTGGCGCGTGCAATCCAGGCGCAACAAACTCCAGAGGAAAGAGAAAAACACGCTGCGTCGGTCGGTGTTATGAAAGCGCAAATTGCAAAAGATGAAGCGCAAGCTGCGTATTACAACTCACTGGCTGCGCGTGGTGCTCAGGAAGGCGTATTTACAAACTCGTTTCCGGTGATGTCGTCGGTGTCTCCTATCCGTGAACGTGAGCTCCCCTGGGTAACCTCTGGACATGGTGATGTAAACCACGGTCGTCCTGGTGGCCTACCGCCACCAGACAAGCAGGTCATTCGTGCTCCTCAACTGGAAAGGAAACCGGATAACTATGCTGATAGGGTATCGCTCGAAGCGAACAAGGTCATATCGCACGCTGAAGGTGATACATCCAGGACTGCGGGCAAGTCGCCGTTTTTCACGACTTACACAACATCAGATCGACCAGGGTATCGGCGAACATTCTTCGATCTACCCCAAACTGAGGAGGGACCAGGCGAAGCTATGGAAAACATCCCGTGGTATCTGTGGCCTTCGATTATCTCTCACAACATTCGGCGTCACGGTCTTCGTGCGCCCTACGATTTCATCACTGGCAGTGCCCCCAGGATGAGGCATGACGTAGATTTATCAGGGCGTCGTCGCTATTACGGTGACAGGTAAAGAAAGGAGGCAAAATGAGATTCCGTAGACGTTCTTCGTTTCGGGGTCGTCGCGTGTTCCGCGGTCGTCGTCGTCGTGTATCGACGCGTCGTGGCATTCG